AATCTTAATTGCGACCAAATCTATATTACACATTCAAAGGCTGATTATGGGGCAACTGGCGAAGTAATTGGTTCTAAACCTAACTGGCATAATTGGGGAGATTATCTCCATCAAATTATTACAACCCGAAGAACACGCAAGAAGAACGATGTTGTGTATAAAGCAGAACTGTTAAGCAGTAAAACTAATACAGAACTTGTTGGAACTACTTGGGAAACATTAACTGTTGGTGCAGGTAATGTTTCTTGGAAAGGTAGTCCTGAATTGCGTGAGGGATTAATTTGAAATTTACAATAGATGGTAATATACTAAAGAAAGCATTAGAAAGCGTTCAAGTAAAAGGTAAAGGCTCAACAAGTAGTGGGTTCGGTAATACTAATCTTGGAACTTATGCTCTCTTAGTCATTAAGAATCAAACTCTAAGTGTTTGGAATGGCAATAATACTTTCTTTGTTAAGATTGATTTGCCATTAGAAGGAGAAGTAATAGAAGGAACTTATTGTGTTGATAGTTCAACACTTATTCCTTACTTGAAGTCTTTTAATGAAGATGTATTGTTTCAAATAGGTGATTTTATTTCACTTAGAAGTGGAACAAGAATCCTAATGATAATGCACTTGGCAGGATTAAAAATATGCTTAATCATGTAAGGTATGAAGTTCAACCAACAACTATGTTTACTTTCGGTAAATCTAGTTATGAGGGGGCATTTACTTTAACTCAACCACAACTCAAAGACGCAATTAAAAACTGCGAACTAGTTAAAAGTGGTGTGTATAAGTTTGATTATAATGAGCATATATTAACAGTATCTTCAAGAGAAAGTGTAACTAATAAATATGAAGAGAGAATTACTCCAGTATTTCCTACGGGTGAACCCGCTACAATTGAGTTTAGTAGCCCTATTTATGCTTTCTTTGAAAGCGACCAAATGCTTAATGTATATATGAGAGATGAGTTTCCGCTATTAATTGTAGCAAGTGATAGAATGTTAATAAAAGCACCTTATGTCAATGGGGGATAAAAATGATAATTAGTAAGTATGACGATGGTAAAAAGATATTTAAGGCTTGGCGAGAAAATGGAAAAAGAAAAGTTGAAACAGTTGACTTTAATCCGTATTTTTATGTATTGGATGAAGAGAACGAAATACCTAGTTACAGACCGAATAAGTATGTTACTAGGGACTTTGAGTATAGTTATGGCGATTGGGTTAATCTTAATAAAGAGTCATTAAAAAGAGTACATGTTGAATCTTCACATGATATTAAGAAAGCCAAGAAGTTATTTAGTCAAACTTACGAAGCAGATGTACCTTATCACTTTAGGTACTGTGTGGATGAATTACATGAAATGCCAGAATACCATTTAAAGAAATGGTATTGGGATATGGAATGGCAACAAGGCGGGGAATACCACGATTGTATTACTACTATTGTAGTTTATGATAATTATGATAAAGAATACTATCAATGGGTTTGGTTTCCTAATCCTTTCTCTCAAGCAGATGAAACTACTAACTCTAACAAATTAGTATTTGATAATGAGAAAGAAATGCTTGAAGATTTTATGACTACTATGATTGTAAAAGACCCTGATATGTTAATAGCATGGTTTGGTAATTTTGCAGACATTCCTAAGTTATTGGATAGGGCTTGCGCTCTTGGATTAAACCCATTGATAATGTCTCCTATTGGGTCAGTAAAGGGGATAAAGAAGACCAAGAATGGCTTCAAGTTCCTTTATGCTGAAAATGGGTTCACTCCCATTGAACAGCCCATAGGAGGCCGCATAACCCTCAATTTAGACCTTGCTTTTGAGCGACAATGGAACGATTCTCAAAGGGGTACGCTACCTTCTATGTCTTTAGATTATATATCAGAAACAGTTCTAAATGAAAAGAAATTGGTTTCTAAGAAGTTTCCAGACCCAAATGAATTTTATAGAAGGGCATGGTTAGAAGATACAGATACTTATTTAGAATATGCTTTAAAAGATGTTGAATTGATAGTAAGAATTGATGAAACCAATTATTGTAGTGAAGCAATACTTTCATTACAGAGATTACTGAAAGCACCATTTGATGCGTGTTTTTATGCAAGTCATATGGGTTCTATTTACTTTATGCGTAATGCTTGGTGGAAAGCACCAACAGGTAATAAAGATGAAGAAAGAAGAGAATATGATGGGGCTATGGTTTATGACCCATTAAGTGAAAACACTAATGGATTACATCTTAATGTAGCCGCTTTTGATTTTGCTGGTCTTTATCCTGCTATGATGATTTCTAGGAATATTTCATGGGAATCTAAATCTAATGAACCAACAGAGTTTGGTGTAAATATTAAAACACCAAGAGACTTTACTGAAGTAAAGCAAAAAGAAATGCTTTACTATAAGACTGATGAGTTGGGATTATTACCAAGAGCAGTTCTTGAATTGAAAGAATTGCGAAACGAATATAAGCGACTTATGCGAGAGGCAAGAGAGTCGGATAATGATAATGAATATATTAAGTGGTTTAACAACCAAATGGCAGTAAAAAGATTAATGGCTTCATTTTACGGCATTGTTGCCTTTCAAGGTTTTGGATGGGCTGATGTTGATTTAGCCGCTAGTATTACTGCAAGTGCAAGAGAAGCAATTAGATTAGCAGCATTTAAGGCAAAGGAGTTGGAAGTATGAAATGTCCTGTATGTGAAGATGGAGTATTGAAAATAATAGAATATGTTCCAATCAAAAAGAAACATAATCTCTATTATACTAAAGCAAAGGCAAAAATGGTTTGTGATAAATGTAATCATAAGGAGAGTTTTTAGAATGAATAAAATATGTACAAAATGGACCAAAAAAATAATTGAAGAAATAGATGGGTCTTTTACTGCTATGACTATTAGAGAAAAATTAATAGAAAAGCATGGAACTAACTATGTGGCGAGTAATATATCAATAGGACAATTTCTATCAAGAAACTGTATAGTAATAGGTAAAAGAAATGAAAGATTAACTTACAAAAAGAGGGAAAGAAATGAAAAATAAATATGTAACAGTTAAAGTATCGTATGATACAGAAGAGACTTGGGATATTACTTTACAAGAAATTAAAGAATTATTTCAAATGATGAATAACTTAAAGCGTCATGCTATCATTCAAGATATAGAACAAGGAATCAATGATAACGGTAAAATGTTAGAATATGAGGATTAGTGTTTATTATGATGATGGACAAGACGAATGAGTTATTAGAAGAATTGCTGGCTATGATAGCAAAATCAAATAAGATATTAATGATGGTAAATATCGTGAACATAGCAACCATTATAACAATAGTGACGGTGATATTATGAATGAAGAAATAAAAAGATTAACAATGGAAAACGAAGCATTAGCGGATAGAATAAAGGGACTCGAAAGAAGGATTCGATTATTAGAATTAGAACAGGAAGAAAATGTTTCTGTTTATTATGTAGCCAAAGCAGTTCATGAAATGCAAAATGACCTTAAAAAACTGCATCCTGAATTAATGTTTAGTAACTTAGTATATGCACCCGACACGGTGGGCGGAGTATGAAAGTAGTTTATGGACATACTGATTCAATCTATGTTCAAATAGATTCAGTGGAAACTGCTGAAACCGCTATTAAAGAGATAGAAGCATCAGTTAGGGAACATTTCCCCAATGTCTTAGGTTTAGATGAACACCCTGTTCAATTAGAATTTGAAAAGTATTATTCAGCATTAGGTGTAGGAACCACTAAAAATAGAAATGCGGGGCTAGTATCTTGGGAGGATGGAGAATGGCTAGATAAGCCTAAGTTTACTATGACAGGCTTTACTGCAAAAAGAGTATCTGAAAGTAAACTAGCAAAAGATATTCAAACCACCGCACTTAAAATGTGGGTAGGTCAAAAATCTATGTTAGAGATTAATAAATACTTAAATGAATCCTATAATTGGGTACTAAACGGTAAAGTGGATAAGTCTGCAATCATAAAAAGAAGCAGACTAAGACCCAAAAGATTTACAGTTAAATGTCCTGAATGCAAAAGAAAATACCATTTAAAAGATTTGAATGACATTAGAGTTTGTGGCCAAGGAGAAGGAAGAAATGGAATACATAAGTGCGGTACTTCAGTATCTAACTTTACTACCTTAGAAGGAAAAAGACCCACTATTGGTTCAGGAGTAGCGGGAGTTATTTCTGCGTGGCAAAGTACAAATGCTACATTTGATGATTCTTATTTATTCTTGAAGGTTATTAATCATAATAATTATATTAATCCTTTATCAAAAGAAACTAGAAGAATAGAATATATAGCAGGTACAACTTACGCTGATTTTGAAACATGTGTACCTGACTATAAGCACTATGCAGAGCAAGTAGTTAAAAAGGCAGAGCCTATCTATAAGGCTATGAGTTGGGATATTTCAGCAATTAGAACAGGAAGAATACAAAAAAGTTTGGAGGAATGGTTTTGAATATAGATGAAAAATACGAAGCAAGAATAAAATCAATGCAAGAATATACTTATGATTGGCAACCCGAAAATTATGATGACCCAAGTAAACCTATTCTAAAGGTTAGTAAGTCCTCATTAGTTGGTGCTTTTGCATGGTGTCCTAAGAAATATGAGTTTAGTTATATTCAAAGATTACCACAAGACCAAACCGAGGCTATGCGTAAAGGTACAGTTTTACATAACTATCGTGAAGATTTCTTTAATGAATTTGATATTAAGAAAGCAGAAGGTATGAATAACTCGGAGGTTATAGAGTATTGTAACAGTCTTATGCCTATTGATGAGTATTTTGATATATCACTAACAGTAGCGGCATTTGAAGCACAGAGATTCATTGAAGCAAGGAGCGAAGGTAAAGTAAATGAATACTTACCTATTGTTAATGAAGGTAAGTTTGATTGTGTTATTACTATACCTAAAGATATTAACCCTAAAGTCCCTCTTCAAAGAGACTATAAGATACATCTTCAAGGAATCATTGACCGGATTTTTATTGAAGACGGTAAACTAATTCCGTTTGAGTATAAAACAGGAGGATGGAAAGATTCTAAGCAAAGTACCATGAGGCAAGAAATGGCTTTCTATCAACTAATGATTGAAAATGCAGAAGAAGAAGTGCTTGCTAAACATGGTTTAACTAAAGATATGAAGGTAAGTCATTGGGGTTGGTATTATCCAGCCGCTAATCATATATTTGTTGAAGAGATTAAAAAGAGAAGTATGACAGCATTGATGCACAACTTCGCTAAGTTAATTCATGCTTATGAATCAAAGAACTTTGAAGCAAAGTTTTGGCAACAGACTTGTTCACAGTATTGTAGTTTTTATGGTATTTGTCCTGCGGCACAAGATAACACATGGTTGTGATATAATGAAAGATTTAATAAGAAAAAAGGTATTGTCTAAAAATTGGACATTCAATGAAATATCTGATTTAACTACTACTATACAAAATCTATCTGAAGAAGTATGGCAAGAAATGACTCTTCTTGAAAGAATAGATTTAGTGAGAGATGTAAGAATAAATGAAACTCTAGTAGGATGGGATTTTGAACATGCTATTAGAGAAGTGGTGCTAACTTCATTAAAAGGTGAAATAGCAGAAATAATTAAAAATATGTTAAGTAATGCAACAATAAATTTTGGAGGGAATAATAATGAAATATCCGAGGGAAGTATGGGCGGGGAGCCACATAAAGAACGCACCACAAATGCGCCGAAAAGTCGTCTTAGCGAGGAATGAATATGTTGAGTTTGTTAAGTCTCAAAATAATAAAACCAATGTTTATACAACTGTATATGACTTCGAGGAATTTTCTGAGAAAGCAAAGATAGAATCTTCTGTTATTTTAGATAGAGTATTTTTAGATTTTGATGCACACGATAACAATTTAGAACAGGCTTGGAGAGATGTTAAAATGGTAATGGATTTAGTCTATAAAAGAGATTATGAACACACTCTTTTCTTTTCAGGAAGAGGATTTCATTTATTCTTATTCGGTAGTATCGCAAAAGATATGAGAAGTATTCGCATCTTCTTTAAAGAGATAAAAGACTATTTGATTTCAAAAGTAGGTAAGATGATTACTTTAGATGATAGAGTAGGTCAAACTACAAGATTAAGAAGAGTGCCTAATACAGTAAATATGTCGTCTTCTAATAATGAAGGCAATCCTTATTTTTGTATTCCTTTACTTAAAACAGACCTTTCATTAAACCTTGAAGAAATACTTACTTTAGCCCAAAGACCGAGGCATATACCTTTCCAAAAGGCAGGGAAAAACAAGGTCACTTTTCCTGTTGCCCCCCCAATCGAGGCGGTGGAGGGTGAAGTTTCAGTACCCGATACGGTAGGTAAATTACCCATGTTGCCTTGTTTGCATAATGCGGTAATGACAGAGAATCCTTCGCATTTAACAAGAGCATACTTAGTATCTTGGTATAGAGATTTAATATCAGGCTATCAAAATTTAACTACTCATGAAGAAAAACAAAAAACATTAGACTTAGTAGTTGATGAATTAGAAAGAGTCTTTGCTGAATCTGATTCAGTATGGTTAGATTGGGATAAACACACCACTAAAAAACACGCTAAGTTTACAGTATTCAATAACTACAATACTCCGCATTGTGATAAATTAATCAGTGAAGGGTTTTGTATAGGTAAATGTTGGAGGTTCCCAGATGCTAATAATTGATTCAAGAGAGAAGTCCACACTATCTAAATTAGTCATGCAGAAAGCAAAGGCTATTTCTGTACCTTGTGAAAAGCGTTGGATTGAAATAGGTGACTATGTTTATGATGATGTTTGCTTTGAAGCAAAGTCAGCAATAGACTTTTTAGGTTCAGTAATGTCTAAAAGAATGTGGACTCAATTAGATAACATGGACAGACATTATAAGACTAATGTAGTTATTATATATGGTAGTTTAGAAGAAGCCATATTTAATGTCATTAAAAACTCCCCAAGTAAAATGCCAATGGGTATGAGAAGTATTATGTTAAATAACAAATTCTTAGGAGCATTAGGGAGAATAGTATTAGACACAGATGTAAAACCTTTCTGGGTTCCAACTGAAGAAGAAGCGGCACTAATTATAACCGGAGTAAGTAAAATAAAACCAATAACAAGAAATGCAATAGAACCACAAATATTTAAAAGATTAACAACAGACGATTTAAGAGTAGATTTATTAAGCAGTATTAAAGGAGTATCAATAAAAAAAGCAAAAGAATTAATAAAGCAATTTGGTTCTATTATGGAAATAGGTGAGTGTTCAGCATATGAATTACAAGCCATCGAAGGCATTGGTGAAGTCTTAGCCAAAAGAATAATTACCACACTAAATTCTGAAGAGAAGGTGAAAATATGAGTAAAAATGAAAAAGGAGAACAGGCATTTAATACTGCCATGACAGCGCACATTGAGGATGAAGAAAGGTATCTTGAACAATTTCAAGAATCTGCTAATATATTTAATGAATCATTACCTTATGTTGCTAGAGAATTTCAGAAATCAGCCGTTAAAGTATCACATATGAATGAGATACCTGCGGCTATTTCTTTCTTTACAATATTAGGACAAGTAGTTAAAGATTTTATTATCATCCCTAATGGTAGGAATCACGAAGATACAAGAATACACTTTTGTTGGGTTCAAACATCAGGTACAGGAAAGTCAACTTTATGGAACTTTGTTGGGCCAGTAGCAAATAAAACATTTGAGAAGATAAATGAAAATAATAGGCATCCTCCTTTTATTAGAGAGAATGTACCAATGACCCGTACCTTCGGTACTTTTGGTGTAACTGATTATACCGATTCAGTATTAATTGGTGGATATAAGGAAAACATTGATGATGACGGAAATAAAAGTATGGAAAGAAAAGCAGGTCTTTTAGAGGGTAGCGGATTAGCACACTGGGACGAGTTTGAATACTCTGGTATATTTAAACAAACCCAACACCAAGAGAAAGCAATTGTTTACCTAAATACTCTAATGAATAGTTTATCAGGAGAATCTTGGATTATATCAAAAGCACTATCTTCTTTCGGTGACGGAGGAATTATGGAATGTTTTTGTGAGCGTTCAGTATTGGCTATGACTTATCCTCCAAGTAACCTAAATGAAGTTATGGCGGAGAAAGGAGTATTACAAAGAATGCTATTGTATGTTTGGAATGTTCCTGAATTTATTCAAGATAAGATGCGAACAGAACAGAACAGCAAAGCAGGTACAATAGAAGAAGTTAATCAGCCTATTGATAGATTTGCTGATTCGCTATATACTTTATACGAACTTGTTAGAGAACAATATACTGAAAAAGGGGCAAATCCTCTTCAGACTATGACTTACACTGATGACTTTAGAGATGTGCTTCAATTAGAATATCAAAACATGAGAAACTATTTACAGAACACTAGACATGAAGTTGCGGCTATTGCATCTAACTTTACAACAAGGCTAACAAAGATTTTAATTAAGTTATCTGTACTTTGTTCAGTTGCTTCTGCCCCATCTATTAAGAATAAAGATGAAAGATTTATAGTTACAGGACATAATGTGCGTCAAGCGGCAACTATCATCCGACAGTGTTATATGACATTGGTGGACTGGCTAGAGCGAAGCCTCAAGGTAAAGAAGGCCAGCGTTGCTGAAAACTCCCTTGAACCTCTATTTATTGCAGTTTATGACAAGATGGATAAAGATAATGAAGGATTTGTTAATAAGACTCTATTACTAACAGAAGTAAGAACAAAGGCTAAAAAATCAAGAGCGCAAATATTTAGACATTATGAAGTGGTCAGACACAAGTTTATTGAGATGAAATCTGGCAGATATACTTACATTAAATTAATAAGGAGTGATGACGAATGAAATGGGAAAATACATTTTTAGTATTTGAATTAGCAAAAGGGCCAAAAGTAATATGTGAAACATTAGACACCTACGGTAATGATGGGTGGGAAGTCTGCTCTATGCTTGTAGTAGCAGGTTCTCAAATCTGTTGTTTCTTAAAGCGCAGAACAGATGTTGATGAGCCTAAAGTTGACAAAGAAGAAGAAAAACTAAGTAAACTTTGGTCTAATTCTAAGGAATGATATTATGTCGGTATTGGCATTAGATATTGAGACAAAAAATATGTCTTATGAAATAGGTGGGTTTAGTAATACTCACATGTTTCAAGTATCAACGGTTGCTACATGGGATGGTTCTAATGGGACTGTTTATGTTGATGAACCCGTTGATTCTTTTGCTAAGTCTGGCCATGTAATTAAATCACTTAGAGAACTTAAATATGATTTAGATGACCATTTTGAAAAAGGTGGCTTATTATTAGGACATAACATCGTAGCATTTGATTTACCTATTCTTAGAGATTCAATGGATATTTTTTGTATCAACAAGTATGTTAAAGAAAAACAATACATTGATACATCTAAAATACTTCTAAAAGAACACAAAGAAAGATTTCAACTTAAAAACTTAGTAAAGTGTACTATGAATGATTTCAAACTAATGGATAGCGCAGATGCTCCTAGATTGTGGAAGATGGGTCAATATGATGAAGTGGTGGAATACTGTATGAAAGATACTCAATTAGTTTATGACTTATGGAAACATGGTCAAGATAACGGGTTTGTAAAAGCCTTTTCAATAGAAAAGGGAGAACATAAAGATTTGGAGGTGAATTGGTAATGACAGGTTGGGATTGGTTCGGATTGATAACCTTTGTTGTTGTTTTAATGCTTTTATTCTTTGCGGCTTTTGGTGGTAGTAATATCACTGATGAGTCTATTGAAGAATACATGAAGCGTTTAATGAAAAACGATGACAAGGTTGGAAAGTGATGGCATTAAAACAAGTTTGTCCTTTTTGTGATAGTTTAACTATTGCAAAGAGGTTGCGTGGCTTTTACATGGGTTCGACAGAACAGATTAAATTATGGGAATGTCGTGAATGCTTAGGCATTTGGTCTGATAAAACAAATTAGGGGAGGGCTTCGGCCTTCCCCTTTTTTTTTGGCTTTTTAAAAATTGTTAAATTTAAATAGGCTTATTATAAGCCATATCAGCGAAATCATGCGGCAAAGCCCACTATTGTAAAATCAGTCGCAACCGCAATATCAGACGATACTCCATCACTTACAGTACAAGTTGCTGTAAATACAGCATCGAACCCTGCTCCGGCAGAAGCCGGTCTTGCGCCATCAATTGTTAAAGTATCATAAGTTGGGCCATTAGTGGTTCCTGCTGAATTAACTGAAAATCTATTACCATTATCTGAGTTTTCGTTTGTTTTACTTACTGCCCAAGAAAAGGTATAACTTCCGCTTCCTCCGCTTGGTGTAACTGTTGCCGATAATTGACCTGCATTCGTTGTAAAAGTAGCAATTGAGCCTGTTGCTGCGTCTGTCATATCTGCCAACCCTACTAATGAAGGTATATCTAATGATGCAGCAAATGGTACTCCGCCGCCACCATAAAAATTAATAAAAGTTATTGGCATAATATCAAGTCCTATATCCGAATATAGTTATTTTTAATCCTTTACCGGCTCTTGATGAACCAACTGCGTCTATATCTATTGCTATTATATCATCAATGTTAATATCTTTATGATAATTATTGCTCGCATCAAAGACTCCTACATCATTACCTGCCGCAGTTCTTGAAGTTTCTTCATTAGCCTCAATGTGTATTTTTGTAGTTAATAAATCAACGGCAGAGCCACTTCTAATTCTTCTGATTTGAACTTCAATAGCCGCACCAGCCG